TAATTGGCATATACAAATCGTGTACTTCTAGAGTTAAGCCAATAATATTATTGCCTATGGTTATTGAGTCAAATATTTCATACTCGCCACCTTCAATATCTATTTTTAGTAAAGTTTTTTTATTATCTTTATTAATTATACTTGATAAATTTATTTGATCTGGTTTATTGCCTACATTTTTGTGATAATAAAAAATATTACGATTTATTTTTTCTGGATATTTATTACAAATATTATTACATGGATATGTCCCATCATACATTTCTATAGTTGAGTCTGGAAATTTGTCTACCCAGTCTAACTCAAAGCCATCGTCATAACCTATACCTATAGATACTAATTTTTCGGCGCACTTTAAGATCTCATCGTTCAAGATATATCCGCCATCACTAGCATTGCCTACTCGGACTTTTGAAAAATTTACATCGTATACTTTTAAGCACTCAAGCCACATGAATTCCTCGTTATAAAAATGTTGAATTTGATTTGAATTATAGTACTCCTGTTATTGGACTGGCCCATCCCTTACTTTCGCTATGGGGCCAAACAATCCAACTATAGGGTTTTTGTTTTGTTTGAAACTCTCGCCAAACTTTGCAATATCCATCTGGGTCTGCTTTCATAGAAATAATTTCATTTCTATCAGCATCCTGCCTATACATATCTTCGCCTTTAGCATTTTTAAATGCAACTGCCCAAAAATCATAATCGCTTTCTGGAACCTGATCATAAGAAATATCTATACAGTGTCTGAAAATACTCATGAGACTAGCATCAAATTCTTCGTCGGTTAAGGACAAGGTATTTGCAGATATTGGGTCTATTTTTTGTTGTACAGACTTGTGGATGGATCTGTCCTTGAAGCTCAAACCTGAATATTTTTCGTACTCTCTAAGAGTCCTACGGCTACCAAATCCATATTTGCCAAAATCAATATCTTGTTTTTCGCCGTCCATACCAAAAAGTTTTCTGTTTTTTAGATGACACAAATTATTTTTCTCTACCCACTTCGGATCATCATCCCATTGTTTTGTTCTGCCTTTTCTTGTGTATTCATGCCAACAAACAACCTTGTTTGGATGAAATAAGTCATACCCATGCGTATAAGCTCGTGCTGCTATACTGATTTCTTCTCCGTGAAAATAATACTCAGGATCATGCTGAACTTCTTTAGAAAATTGTCCGACAGTAAAAGCAAAGTGAGCACTATAAAATCTTGCCGGAAGTGGTTCATCAACATTGTCCCATGGATCAAAATTAGATGGTATAAAAAATACAGCGCCTTCAGGTATGAATCTGTCGAAATTCATTTTCCATGGTTGCAAAACTCTTGCTGCTGGATCATTATCCGGATCGAAACTAGGTATATAAGATGTTAATAATGGTTTTTTATATCCCTTTTTTTGTAAATTTTTAACCATATCTATTAGAGTTTTATCCCAATCTTTTTCAAATCTATGATGACTATCTAATTGAAGAGTATATTTTTCATTGTTATATAACTGCTGAACCATGTTTCTTGCCCAACAAACTCCTTTAGATTCCTTATAGTTTATATCTATAATTTTGAATCTATTATCATTGATGTATTTGTCTAAATTGTCCCATTTATCATTATCGCAGTGTTGCCAAGCTATTCCTATGCTTAGATCATCAGGTCTCATGGCCTTATCTAGCATATCGTCTAGGGTCGGCATCAATTGTGGATCCCTATAAGCAGCTATCTGCACAAATATGCTGTTTTGGTTTTTAGTTTTCTTTTCTTTCTGAAGACTCATAAAAATCTACCCTATTATGTGTTATTGGACTAGATAGCAATATTGCTGGAAATACTTTTTGTTCTTTTGTCAATGAGTAAATATGGCTCATCCAAGTTTGTTCAAAAGGGTTGGCCCATTTGGTGTCTATAAACATTTTCTTATTGCCTTCTTGGTTTATAATATGTGGCCAGTTGGAGTAGTAAACCTCTCCGTCGGCATACGGAACACCATTCTTTGATTTTATGTTTTTAAATAATGTGAATGGTTTGTTTTTGATTTCGCCAAAATATTCTATTTTTTTATTATGTGGAACATTATGCCAACTCCATTGCATTCCATTATGTCCGTAGAATTCTGAAAAGCTGAGCTTAATAAAATCGTAATTTTCTTGATCCATTATTGAAACTAAATTATTAAAGAGATCTTTTGTTTTTTTGGGAAAACCGAATCTACAAACACCAGAAAAATCTATTAACATATCATCCTCAAAAAATAACATATACTGGCTTTTATTTTTATAGAACATTTCTGCGGCCAATTGTCTGGAACCGCATATACCTATATTACCTTTTTTGATTTGATTAAAGTTATATTGATTACATATCTCGTCATATTCTGTATCAAATTTTTCATTTGTTGAATTATTAATTAGAAACTTTTTTGTTTTATTTAGGAAATTTGTATCGTGCCGTTCAAAGCTTTCTATCACCATTTTAAGTTGTTTTGGAGAGTTAAATGTATTTATATACAGCTCTATGTTTTTGTTTTTGTGTATTTTTTGTGATTTATTTAGTGATATAAATTTATTGTTTTTTACATTTTCGAAGAAGGTAGATATAAGGCCGTCCTCATTTATCATCTCTACTCTAAAACTTTTGCTGTCTAAATAAGACATGATAGTAAATATGCTTTCTTCGGTTCCCATATATCCTTGAGACAAAGTATCCTTAAGCAAAGCATAATACATATCATTAGCTGGTGATATAAGCTCAGATTTTCCACCAAAAAAACCTCCCCTAGCAACTCTTTTAACAGAATCACACTGACTAAATTTTCTCATTCCTTCTATTTTGAACCCATGTATTTCGGATTCTGTATTATATGGAAAGCATATAAACAAAAAATTATCTAATTTTTCAGATATTTTCTGAAGAACCTTATCGCTACTAAAATAACCTGGATGCACAGTATTTGTTATCCCGCCATCTATCCAAAAAAGATAATCACTATTAAAATCATTATATATTTTAGCATTATGCAGCAGGAACATCTTGCTCATAACTAAAGGATTGTACATTTCTAGCCTAGCTTGAGTGCTTTCTCTAAGCCAACCCGCTTGGTTCAACCATTCTTCGTTTTTTCTTATTTTTTCTACTTCTTCACGAAATGGGAAAAAATTACTATCAAACTCTTCTACTGAATGGTGGTATACTCTGGTATTAGTCTTTTCTCTTATAGACCACACTAATTCTTCCAACGACTTGTCTATAAATACTACCAAATTTATATCTTTAGTATTATTTAGCAGTAGCCTGAAATTATTTATATAGTGCTCAAAAGCCCTAGACCAACCATCTGATAGATTAGATCTACCAAGGTCCCATATTCCTGTCACCAGAGTTATATTTGTATTCATAAGAGTATTATAGCGCCCGGGCCTGCATAATATATAAAGGGATTTTTGTGTTCGTCAACTCAATAAAATTTACTGCTTGCGCCTTGACTTTTTTCTATGACCCTATAGAATAGGTTTGATTTTGGAGAAAAACATGAAAAATGAATCTGATGACTTTTCAATTAGAAAAGAAATAAGAAGAAGTAAGATTAAAAACAAAAAGAAAAAGTATACAAGCGCGGATGAAGATCCATTAGAAGCTAAGTTAAGGAAACAGTCTGAATATAAAAAAATAAAACAGGATTTTGAAGAAGAAGAATGGGAAGACTGGGACAGGTACTACAATCACTAGAATGAAATACTTAGAAGAACTAACAGGAGGTGATTGCTTTGAATATGGAAATAGGTATTACATTATGTCGAAGGACTTTAAAAGTAACGGAGATATTATGTGTCTCGGATTATTCGATGGCTTTACTAAATGGCTACCGCCGAATAGTATGGTGAATCAAATAGAATTACTGACAACAGACAATGATAAAAATATAGTAGCTCTTAAAAGAAGAGAAAAAAATGATATTTCTTAGAATAAAAACCTTTTTAAAATCCCTTCTCTTTCATATTAGTAGAGGTCTACCAAAGTCAACCAAGTCTGAAATTCTATATAGATACCAAATATGTCTTAGCTGCGAAGAATTTGATAGCAAAAATTCACAATGTAAAATATGTGGATGTAATATTAGTAATAGTAGCAAGTTTTTAAATAAATTAGCTTGGGCTGATCAAGAGTGTCCAAAATTAAAATGGACAAAAATTATAAGGTAATTAAAATGTCAATAAAAACCAATAAAAACAATAAAAGACATTCATACGTTATTAGTAAGCACGACATATTTAATTGCTGTATTGAAAAAATTAATACACCTAATAATGGTTCGAGTGTCATAATCCCACACGTATGCAACAACATTGATTCTTTTGGCGCAGGATTCGCTGCTTTTATAGCTGATAAATTTCCTATAGTCAAAATGAACTACCACATGCTTGGTAAATCATTTCTTAGGTCTAATTTGGGATATTGTCAAATTATAAAGGTTATCGAAAATAACAAAACAAAAAATTCTCTATATGTTGCTAATATGATTGCCCAGAATGGGGTGATATCGCCATCAAATACTAGACCATTGAACTATTTGGCCCTTACCAAATCCATGAGCGCAGTTGCCTCTTTCATTAACAGCCAACTGAAAAATAATGAATCATCTACAGATATCTTCGACATACATTGTCCTAGGTTTGGTAGCGGATTAGCTGGAGGAAACTGGTATTTCATATCAGATTTAATTGATGATATTTGGTCTAAGTTCAATGTAACTGTTCATATTCTAGGAAAATAAATTATATTCAATGAATATTTCTGTAATAGGATTGTGGAGAAATTCTGAAAAACACATCTATCGAACTTTGCGTTCATTAGATGACTTGTCCACACTGGGAGATTTTAGTTTTTACTTTTATGAGAATGACTCTGAAGATAAAACATTAGAAATTATTAATTCTTGGATCAAAAATAAATCAGGATCAATAATATCAGAAAAATTAAATACTCCCCAATTTGGTTCTGTAAGCCTTGTGGAAAGACTTGTGCTTATGGCCTATTATAGAAATAAGGCAAAAACATTAATAAAAAACATCGATTCTGAATATACTCTTTTAATAGATACTGATATTATATTTACTAATCAAAATTTTATAATACTATATGAATTCATAACAAATGTGAAAAACTGCGCAATGGTAGTTGCTAATACAAGACAGAATCAAATAGAAGATCTCATGACCAATGAAACACAAAATAGTTTTTACGATGTTTCGGCGTTCAGAGATTATTTTGGCAATAACGGATTGTATTTTACCGATTGTCCATTTTTATTAGATTCTGATAGGCAATTGTGGAAACAAAATAGTGCTATAAAAATCATGTCTGGATTTAGCGGATTTGCACTAATCAAAACAGATATATTAAAAAGACCAGATTGTTATTGGTCAACATGTGGACACATAGAACATGTAAATTTCTGTTACTCAGTATCAAGATACGGAGACATATACATACTCCCATCATGTACTCCAAAAACAGATATTGATCTATCCAAAATCAATATTGACGCGTGTAAAAGTATAGCCAAAAATCAATTAAATCAAATCGAACAAATTAATAAAGCTTATAATATATCAACAAGTGATAAAATAATAATCAAATGATTTCTATATACTCATCAGCATTCAATCTAATAAAAAATAATTTTAACTATAAATACTCAGTTAAAAACTTTTGCGCTATGGCTGATGAAGTGGTTATATGTGTAAATACTAGTGAGGATGAAACTCTATCTGTGCTTACTAGTGAGCAAAGATTATATAATAATTTAAAAATTATATCATCAGACATACCCTACTCTGATTATCTACTAGATGGTAAGATTAAAAATCTAGCTCTTCAATCTACTTCTAGCACACATCAAATAAAAATAGGCCTAGATATGGATGAATACATACCAATATGGCAAAAGCCAATATGGTATGCCGCTGCCTCCAATTTAATTTACGACAATAGTCAATCATATATGATACCATCTATCAATCTATATAAAACATATGAATATTATTCATCCATAACACCAAAATGGTATATGCATAAGTCTGGTTTATTTAGGGGTCCTGTTAATTTTGCAATAAAAAACAACGGATTTATAGACACTACAAAAAGCGATACATGTGAATTAATAGACTCTAATGGTAATTTGGTTTTATGCAAAGCTTTTCCAAGCGACATACAAAGCCTCAGGGGAAACAATCTACCTTTTGTTGTTCATACCGGATACTTATCTCTTGAAAACCGCCTATTAAGAAACAAAAACTTTTGGCTTAAACACTGGTTATTAGAATCTGGTGGCGAACCACCGATACACAAAGTACACGAGTCAATGGACGATTTCCAAGAGCAGTTTCAAGAACATAGGCTTAAAATATAATTACAGACAATAAACCAAAATATTGTCATAGTACGTGACACTAGATTAATTATTAACAGTGTGCCTTAGGCTTATAAAACCGCTTGCCTATCCTGCTCCATGCGCTATAATACACATATGAATGTAGTTTTTGCTATAGTTTTTGTTAGCTGCATCCTCTTAGGAATTCACAAAGGCCTAACAAACAAATATTAATATCTAAATGAATAATAGGCTTAGAAATCAAAGAGTTTATCTAGCAGGGGCAATGGATAGGGTTGCCGATAGGGGAAGTGGATGGAGGGACGATATTACTCCATTCCTAGAAAATTTAGGTATAGTTGTTTTTAATCCAATCAAAAAACCAATTATGATTGGTCAAGAAGATGAAAGAACGCACCTTTATAAAAAAATGTTAAAGCAGCAAAAATCTTATGATGAATTAGCTCAATTAATGAAAGTAATTCGATCTGTAGATTTAAGACTGGTTGATATCAGCGACTTTATGATAGTCAATCTGGATCTAGATGTTCATCCGTGCGGAACATATGAAGAAATTTTTTGGGCAAATCGTCAGAAAAAACCTATTATAGTTCATATGGTTCAAGGCAAACAACAAGCCCCTGATTGGCTTTTTGGCACCATACCTCATCAGATGATTTTTTCATCATGGCTAGAAATTAGAGATTATCTAAACTACATAAATGATTATTCAGAAATAGAAGCTTTTAACAGATGGTATTTTTTCAATGCAAAAAATAATTAATGAAACCAAACTTGATTTTGATGATGTATTAATTGCTCCTCAAAGATCTACCCTTACTAGTAGATCGGATATAGATATTAGTCGAACTTTTCACTTTTATCATTCTCCAAGAGTTTGGAATGGAGTACCTATCATATGTGCAAATATGAGCTTTTGTAGTTTTTCTATGGCTATAGCACTAGCTCGTCATAAAATTATAGCTTGCTTACATAAATATCATACTGTAGATGAATTATTTCAGTACTTCAAGGATTATCCAGATAATATAGATTATACATTTGTATCTATTGGATATAAAAAAAGTGACTTAAATCATTTACTTGAACTAAAAAATAAAATCAATATACAGCCTAATATCTGTATAGATGTACCAAATGGACATATGGACGTTTTTGTTAAGTATTGTAAAAAAGTAAGAGATAATTTCCCAGAAAGTATTATTATAGCCGGTAATATAACCAATACTTCTTCGACCCAAGAACTGATTATTTATGGTGGCGTAGATATTGTAAAATGCGGCATTGGTGGCGGGTCCGCATGTACAACTCGTTTCTTGACAGGATGCGGTTTGCCTCAGTTGAGCTGTTGTTTAGAAAATGCTTATGTGGCACATGGTCTTCAAAACGGAGATAAAAAACCTGGATTGATCTGTTCTGATGGTGGTCATAAAAACGTTGGAGATGTTTGTAAGGCTCTATGCGGCGGTGCTGATTTTGTAATGCTGGGAGGATATTTTGCTGGTGTTGATGAGAGCGAAGGAGAATGGGAATTTGGAGGAGATTATTCTACAATATTAGAATCGAATAAAAAAACTAAAGGTAGTTTCACGTATTATGGTATGAGCACACATCATGCTCAAGAAACATATGAGGATAATATTAAAAAATATAGGGCTTCAGAAGGCACTAAAATTACAGTCCCTTATAAAGGAACAACAAATACGGTGGTTCAAGAATTATTAGGAGGTATAAGATCATGCTGCTGTTATATAGGGGCTAGATCTATCAAGCATATGAGTAAGTGTGGACAATTTTATAGAGTTAATCAAATTCATTCCAACAAAAATCCAGTTTTTGGCGTATAAACTATATAATGAGCAAAACATTATGAATCGCATAATACCAATTCTATATAGATATATGTAACAAAATTAGTAAAAACAATATTTATTCAAGTTAATAACACACATAATAAGGTATATTAAAAATGAACAATATAAACGTCTCTTGTCCTATAAATAGCACTGGATATGGTATAGTATCAAAAAATATACTTAAAAGCATATATAATACATTTTCTAAAAATATTAGTCTTTTTCCTATAGGTAGCTCTTATGTAGAAGATCAAAAGGAATATGATTTCTTCTCTGAGCTTGTAGTTAATTCCGTCAATAACTTAGATATAGACGCCCCTTTCGTTAAAATTTGGCATCAGTTTGATCTTATACAAAAAATAGGTAGAGGAAAATATTTTGCCTTTCCTTTTTTTGAGCTTGATACTTTTAACGATCTTGAAAAAAAACACATGACCGTTCCAGATGCATTATTTGTTACTAGTCAATGGGCAAAAAATATAATTGAAAAGAATAATATTGACACGGAGACTTTTGTTTGCCCTTTGGGTGTTGATCTAAATATTTTTAATGCAGAACTTAATCAGAAATATCAATACAAGAATAAGTTTGTTTTTCTTAATATTGGTAAGTGGGAAATTAGAAAAGGGCATGATATACTATTAAATATTTTTCGGGATGCATTTCCTGATAATGAAGATGTAGAACTATGGATCTTGGCGTCTGAAAACACAAACTCTTACTCATCTAAAGAAGAATTAGAAAAATGGAAAAATATCTATAGTCACAACAACATTAAGTTATTTAATGGTGTAGATACGCATTTTCAAATAGCCGAATTAATAGCCCAGGCAGATTGCGGTATATTTCCATCCAGAGCAGAAGGCTGGAATCTTGAACTACTAGAGTGCATGGCAATGAATAAGCCAGTAATAGCAACCAATTTCTCAGCCCATACAGAATTCTGCAATAGCCAAAATTCGTATCTTATCGACATAGATACTACAGAACCAGCATTCGATGGAAAAGCGTTTAAAGGCCAAGGACATTGGGCTAAAATAAGCCAAAAACAAATAGATCAAGCAATAGGATATATGAGACATGTATATCAAAACGGTATAAAAACGAATATAAATGGTATCAATACGGCTAAAAAATACTCATGGGATAATACCGCTAAAACTATACAAAGGTGTATTGGTCTTTAAGGAGACCACTATGCCAATACCAGAAAAAAAACCTAGCGAAGACAAACAAAAATATGTAAGTCGTTGCATGAGCAGCGATGTTATGAAAAAAGAGTACCCAAACTCACAACAAAGAATCGCAGTATGCCTTAGTCAAGCATCAGATAATAAAGCTTCAATTATAGAGCGCGTACATGATCAGCTGTTCGCAAAAAATTGCTCATGGGATGATGAGTGGGACGAATTTATATGGGACATAGAAATAAATCAAATTTATGATGAAGAAGGAAACATCGTATCTGCATCGGAATATCAAGGCAGAAAAGTAACTTTAAATAAACCTTTCAGAACGCCTGATGGTCCTAAAAAATTTAGTGTGTATGTAAAAAATGAAAAAGGCAATGTTGTCAAAGTTAATTTTGGCAGCCCCGATATGGATATAAAAAGAGACAATCCTGCTAGACGTAAAAGCTTTAGAGCAAGACATAATTGTGATAATCCCGGCCCCAAATGGAAAGCCAGATATTGGAGTTGTCGTCAATGGAGAGCAAGTTCTCCTGTAGAGGACTAAGTTATTTTTGGTGATCTCCTAGCGATTAGGCGTATAATGTTTTGGAGAATCACCAAAATGAACTATGTTTATGGATTATATAAAAAAAATATAACCTATAAAACTAATAGCTTGTCTGAGCATTTATTTTATATAGGAATAGCTAGTGGCGATAAAAATCTTTATCACAGAGAAAAAATCATAGACGAGAAAAATCTAATCCACAAAAATTAAATATAATAGCTAAATATGATTTTGAATTAAGAATATGATGGAAGACTGATGATATAGAAGATCTAAAAGATAGAGAAGAATTCTTAATAAGATGGTTTGGTAAAAAATCTGATGGAGGATTATTAACTAATGTTTTATCTTCGGCACAGGATCTTTCTTTGTGTCATAAGTCAAAAACCGAACAAACTAAACAAAGAATCTCTAATGCTCTCAAAAATATTAACAGAAATCAAAACATTAGAAAAGCTAATAGGGATAGGAATTTAACTAAACCATATTCAGAAATAATAAATCTAATAGAAATTTGGGCCACCAATCCACTAGAATCTCAACAATCTTTTGCTGATAGACATAAAATATCAAGATCAAAATTTAAAGATTGGCTTAGATTATATAAGCCAGAATATATAGGCTTAACCAAAAAGAAAAAACTAGAAATATTTCAGTCGATCAAAAATAAAAATACTAGATCAAAACAAGACATTATTAAAGAATATTCCTTAAAGTCAGGACTAACAATTAATCAAAGTAAGGCAATAGTATATAGACTATTATTAAAATAAAAAAGCAATAATATGAATTTACCATATTTTTTATCCAAAGATAAAATTAATTCTATTGGATATGATACTATATATCTAGAAAAACCCATGTCAAATCTTATTGATTTTGACTGGAAAAAAATTCTAGACCCTCCCCCACAAAACACTAGCGATAAAACCAGAGATGAGCTGATATTAATCTCTAAATCGACAAAAAACAGATCAAAAGAAGATGTATCTTTAGTTTATAGTGTTGATAAAGACCTAGACAAGCCCTTTATTTTACTTCTTAAAAAATATAAGCTAAACTATCCACAAAACTATATAGACCTATTCTATGACATAGTTAAGCCTGTTTTGCTAAATACTAAAAGCTATTGGAATAGAGCAAGACCCAATCAATTGGCCGATATTTATGGTGTAGATATTGACATTATATTAACAGATACTCATCATACAGCAGCATATCCTTCTGGACATACGGTGTATAGCAGTTTAGTTGCTAATATACTTAAACATCTATTTCAACAGATTAATACTAAAGAATTAGACCATATTGTATTAGAAACGGCTAGAGCAAGAGTTATTCAAGGCGTTCATTATCCCACAGATAATAAAGCTTCTTTAATATTTAGTAAAACATTATTTAATCATTTACAACCAAAGCTAAGGAAATATTACAATGAAAAGATATACTGAAATACTATCTGATATTCAGGACTCCATAGAAGCTGCACAAAAAACGTATAAAGGTAAAAAAAGAAGTGATCTTAAAGATAGTGACTTTTTATTTCCCGAAACTCGTTCTTTCCCAATTGTTTCTCCATCTGATGTTCCTGATGCAATCAGTAATTTTGGTCGCATGAAGGGACAAATGAGTTACGATGTATTTATTAAAAAATTATACAACATGGCTAAGCGCAAAGGTCCAGAATTTGTTGCTGCTTTACCGAAAGCGACCAAAGATAAGCTTGGTATTAAAACAGCAAAAGCAGAAGATGGCGATTTTACACAAGTAGAAGACATGGAAGATGAAAGCCCAGAAATGGAACTTATGGAATACAAGTACGACTTTTATCAAATGAGTATGGGTTCCATACAGTCTATTGCTCAACACGCTCAAGCGATTGTAGATGCACTATCCAACCCTTCCGTAAAAGAAAGATTGACAGAGAGCTGGCTACAAGGTAAAATCGCCGTAACAGAAGACTATATGCTAACAATTCATAATTTCCTAATGTTCGGCGAAACTGAAACCGATACAGAAGGAGCAGAGGCAGCAAAAAATCTTCCTGGCCTATGGGAAAATATTCGTAAGAAAAAAGAACGAGAAGGAAAAAATTATAAGCCAGCTAAACCTGGGGATAAAGATAGGCCAGATCCAGAACAGTGGAAAAAATTGACAAAGTAAAGTATCAATAAATTTATTAGGACACAACATAAGGATTAAATTAACAATGCCAGAAGTAAAAGATTCTCTATCCACATATATTTCATTAGCTAAAAAAACTATTGCAAAATTTGCACCAAAATTTTATAACGGTTTGTCTACTGAGATGCTTAAAAGCGAAGAGGCTATATCGGATGTTGCTACGGCTATTATGTATGCCGACTGGAGGTTTGATCCTGATAGGGTCGGTGCTTCTGGTAAACAGAAAACGCTGTACTCATACAGAAATCAATGTGCTATATGGGCCATACAAACATACATTACATCAAAATATAAAAAGCAAAAATGCCTAAGCATAGATAATTATATTAATGACGATAATACCCATGCTCATTTAATTGTCGATAAAAAACAAAAAGATCCATTAGAAATAGCTATTCAGAACGAAAGCGCAGAAGACTTAAGTTTTGCTCTAGATTCTATCTTGAATAGCTCGATCATATCCGAAAAACAAAGAAAACAAATATATATGTATTATTTCGAAGACAAAACGCTATCCGAAATTGGTAAGGTTTTCAATGTGTCTAGAGAAGCTGTTAGACAAAATATCAAAAGGGGACTGGAGCTGATTAAATCCTATGATAGAAGCTAATGTATGTATTTATGTTTTTACAAGAAATAAGACCAATCTGCTCTATGAGATATTGTCTGTTTCAGAAGATGTGATAACACCACCATCAGCAGCGATATCAACTAATGAAGATATGGAGCTTAATATCAAAAAACTGTTCTCTAAATTTTTTAATGACGTAGTTTGCGATATGTATCAATTTACTACATTAGATATTGACAATTATGAAAATAAACTAATGCTCTCATATTTTTGTATTGTTCCATTTGGCGTTACTAATACAAGTGGTTATTTTATTCCTCTAAATAAAACAAATAATGAAAATATTATTAAAAATATACGAAAAGTTTTTAACATTGCTTAAAATAAACAGTTCTCAAAAAATCGAACCCGATATTGAAAACACTACAAAAAAAAATATCACAGATAATGGCTCTGTAATATTTGGGTTATATGAAGATAATTATATTTCAATGCTAGTAAATACTCCAGATATTTCTGACACCAACAATGATCAAAACGCTTTACTGGATCAAGCAGAAAACTATGCAAATTTTTTGGTCTATATAACAAACGGATTAGTTCATGATCAAATCATAAATCTAGTGGAAAAAACGATGAAAGACACCAAAGACCTAAATAAAAAACTATTCTTACAAAATGTGCTATATTTTTTTCCAATACTAGAAAATGAATTAGAAAAAGATTTAACAAAAAATATTTCAAAAAATTTACCAGTGGTTAGGCCACTAAATGTCTTTAGACTATAATTACGTATTGATCCACGGTCGCCAGCGATTATCATACATAGTATGAAACAAAACAATACTATTATATGGCAAAAATGGTTTGATCCATTTGGCGAAGATATCGACGACGATATTTATCGCGAAACAAACGACAACCAATCTGATGTTGACCCAGAGGATGAGTATCCTGGTGAGGATTATGAATGGCCACCACAAAATAATAGCTATATACCAAAAATTGTTAAGGGTATCAAAGTTATAGCTACGCCCATGGGAATCATACCAATAAACGAGAATACTGCCAGTGGTAAAATTTTTAATTTTTGGATGGGTCATACCAATTTTAATATAACATCAAAAATATGTGATCTCATAGAAAATACAGACGGTGTAGAGTGCTTGGATATTTTTACTAGATATCGCTTTAGAATAGCAATAGGAAAAGCATTCAATGATGCTGACACGATGTTACTTATTCAAAATAATATATACAATTTTCTAGAAAATAAAAATGATGATGATGAATAAAAATAAAAAATATTCCGACATAGAATATGATATAGGATATATTCACTCTTATAATATAGACATACCAAACAGAGAAATTTACCTTCACTCTTCTATAGACGGCGGTGACGAGGAGGGTGGAGTAAACTACAAGAGCGCGGTTATATTTGAAAAAAATTTACGATACCTTAATTTATTATCTCTAGAACCGATACTAGTTCATATGCACTTGCCTGGAGGAGATTGGCAAGATTGTTTGGGTATTTTTGACGCAATAAAATATTCAAAAGCAAGGGTAGCTATCCTAGCGTACGCAAAAGTCGAATCAAGTAGTAGTGTTTTACTACAAGCAGCAGACCTGAGGATACTTACTCCAAACACCAACTTCTTAATCCATTATGGTTCTATAAGTGTTGACAACGAGCACAAAGCGGCACTTAGCATGGTTCAGTGGAGCGAAAAAGAGAGCGATAAGATGATCGACATCTTTACCGAAAGGTGTATGAATAGTAGGATTTGCAAAGAAAAAAATTGGAAAAAGATGATGGCAAAAAAACATATCGTTACACAATTGGCAACAAAAAGAGATTGGATACTAACAGCAGAAGAAGCTGTTAATTACGGATTTGCTGATGGGGTACTTGGTACTAAAAAATTTCCAAATATAGACTACATCAAATCTTACTGTAAAAAAATATGACACATATAGAATATTGTTGCTATGACTATGATATAAATGAGACAGAAACGACATTTAATGTCGAAACAGCTATTAAGCATGGTCTTCAAAATATATTCTTACTACCATACTCTATAAACTATATTAGATCTGAACTATTTTCTGTAGATAGCGACATTAAATTCGGCTGCCCTATAGATTTTCCCTACGGTCTCTCTGACCAAAAAACAAGAAATTATACGGTTGAGCATCTAGCTAAATCCAATAAAATTTCTTTTATAGACCTTATGATACCCACTAAGGCAATAACTAATCGTAAATATGATAAATTAAGAGAAGATATAAAAACAAATCTTGATATATGTTCAAAAAATAATGTTCAGCTCAGATATGTCTTAGAATATAGAAGATATGGACATGATGTACTAGCTAAAGTTTGCCAAATTTTAAAAGACCTAAATATTGATACTATTTTACCATCATCTGGAATGATGCTGGACGATATAAATGACAATATTATTGCTTGCAAATTTTTACAAACAAAAACCAATATAAAAACCATATGTAATGGCAATATTTACCGCCAACAACATGTAAATAATATATTGCATTCAAATATCTACGGTTTTAGAATAAATAATTTAAATGCATTAACCCTTATATAAGCCTAATCTCTAGTAAACAAAATTTGCGTTATTTCGTCTTTTTGGGGTATCATATATGAGATGGTTTACTCAATTAACATAAAAGTTATGGAGATTAATATGGCAATTCTGTCAGTTAACAAAATTAATAATAATGGCGGCGCAACCCATCGCATTACGGCAACAAGACTATTAGCTTCAGTTCCAGATGGTTTTGTGCCTGAAAGCATTGGATCAAGAGTTGTCGAAACATCAGATGTCACAAAAAATACCATATTAGGTAATTTCCCACACGACAACAACGAACCAATAGCCAAAAGAATAACGGTGTTTTTAGCTGGTGGACTAACTAACGACTACTTACTAAGCGGTGCTGGTATGCCAGGATTAATTTCTTCGCCATTAAAAATTGAAAGCATTACCACAACAAAATACGCCACAGCTTTTAGAGCTGGCTATTGGAATGAGTTTGATCATGAATGGACAGTAGCGCCACAAACTTCTGTGGATTCTTTTGGCCAAGACAATGCCGCAAGAACGAATAGACAATCCCCTGGTGTTATAACATATACTCTTGGAAATAAAAACTATCCAGTTGTTACAAGCTATTCTAGCAAAACCAATTGATATATATTTAATAGGTTGTTAAATACTTATTACCTTAAGCCAGTGATGCTATTCGTATCATTGGCTTTTTTATTGATGGAGGTTAAATAAAATGACAGAAGTATGGCAATACGTTGCAACAACAAGTATAGGTATTATATTAACTATGTTAGGATTTTGGTTTACTATAGGTCGTAATATGGCTACTAAAAGCGAAGTATGCGATATGATAGAAACAAAGTCACCATATGTTCAAGATCGTCAGTTTATAATGGAAAGACTAGCCGTTAATAAAGAAACCCAAGCAGCATTTGCTGCTGCTCTACAAAGAAATACAGAAGTTATGAATGAGCTTAAATTACAAATAGCTACTTTAGGCCATACGCTAGAGGCACTAGAAAGTAGAATAGAAAGATAAAATGGCAATTTATAGACGAGTAGGCTTTAGGTCGGTCACATCATATTTTAATAGGCCAGTCTATGAGCCTAACGCACCTGGATCTATCCGTTTTGATACGCTTACAATAAATAAGCTTCATAGTATAGAGTACGAAAGAGGGCGTCGAATAACTTTTATAGATCCTAGGTCCCCCATAAATGATTCCAGAACTAATTATAGTTCTCCAAACGATAATGGTCATTGGGCATGGAATGGTAGTAGGTGGTTAGTAGTTAGTGCCCGCACAGGTAACTGGATAGGTCAAGTAACTTCTGAGGATATTCCTCCACCACCCTCACCAACCGCCACACCAACGATAACGCCAACTAACACCCCTACTGTTACCCCGAGTGTCTCGGTGACTCCTAGTATAAGTATAAGCGTATCTGCCACCCCAACCCCAACATGCACACCAACCCCCAATCCGACACCTAGCGTAACAGCTTCTGTAACGCCTACCCCAAACCCGACACCCTCCACCACTCCAACACAAACTCCGACCCCTTCGGTTTCTTTGACTCATACCCCTACTCCGTCTATCACCGTAAGCCTTACTGCTAGCCTGACCCCAACATCTAGCATAACTATCACACCAACCCAAACTCTTAGCAACACACCCACACGCACATCAACTAGTACTCCGACCGTTACCCCAACACAAACCGCCACACCTACTAAGACACCAACAAGAACGCCCACACCAACACCCACTAGAACAGCCACGCCAACACCGACCCCTAGCGAAACCTCTTGCCCTGCCCCATCTCCTACTCCTTCTATTACTCCGAATTTAGCATTAAATGATTGTATTATACAGGCATCTATAGGACCATTAATATCTTCTCATAGATACAAAGTCAACATATTTTCCAATGATTATGATAGTATTACAAAAATCGTGCCTAGTGAAATAGAATTTGTTGCCAAATACGATGGCAATCAAGACATTACTCTTTTATTAACTAGACTAGAATCATCTGATAGCGCCACTGTATCAATTAGAGTACTTGATCTAGAAACACATCTAGAAGATTCTAAAATTGTAGTGGTAAAAAACGATAACTGCGGTTGCGCAACGGCGGACTGTCCAATAGTTTCTCCTACTCCAAGTCCATCTCCTGATGTTAGATCTTCTATTAATTTTGCCGGATGTATAGACTGCGACCCCACAGACTATGCTTTTATAGTTACAACAGTAGGTACTAATGGTAGACAGAGTGGGTATGGTACTTTTGATCAAAATGGAAATGTTTGGGAGTGGACAGAATCAACAGGAGATAATACCTTACATAAAGTACTTAGGGGCGGTTCCTATGCTAGTAGCTTAATGGAAATCGATGCGTTTAGCTTATCGTCTCGGTATTCCAATAATTTTGATCAGGTGTCTTCACAATTTGGTTTTAGAATAGCATCGTATAATAACCCATTAGATATCAAGTGTTTCGCCGATGTAAACGAGCCTTGCAATCTATCTAGTTCGCTTGGTTTTGGAAGAGTAAAATATAGCTACAAAATCCATAAGTATGAAGTAACTAACTATGAGTTTATAGCATTTCTAAATTCTGTAGCATTCGATCAATCTTCCGATCACTTACGACTATATCACCAAGAAATGGAAGATGATAATAACGGAGGAATTATCAGAAGATTCAATCCGTTAAAAGATAGATATGAATACTATCTAAAACAAAATATGGACCATAAACCAGTTAATTTTGTTACCTGGCTAACCGCCATAAGATACTGTAATTGGTTACACAATAATTTCGGAGACACAGAAGATGGCGCCTATAGTATACCTTCTGATGTATCGCCAAGGAATATACATTTAATTAAGCGAAACAACGACGCAAAATATTTCTTACCAACAGACAATGAGTGGTATAAGGCTGCGTACTATAACCCCATTGATTCGAGATATTATCGATATGCCACACAGTCAAACAAACAACCCGTATGTCCATTAATAGATAGTCTTAAAAATGGGCCCTTCCCAAGAGACGCTATTTGTGAATGTCCAAGTATAGAAATTTGTGATGCTACACTAACCGACAAATTAGCTGATGGCGGAGGTATTTTTATACTAGATATGCTTAGAAACCCAAGCTGTTGTTGCAACGTTGAATACAGACTTATAGAAAGAGAATCTATTGATATATATGTTGGAGCCAGAACCCCTTCGTGGAAAGATACTTTTATAGACATAGTAGATGAAGAAGAATTAGAGTTTGGGGCTACTGGAGTCGTGTACTACCCATCGTCTGTTCTGTCCCCATCCACCGTTACAACACCCGTTCCTCTACAATCCGGTCCTAATGGTATCTCAAACAATTTAACTTCATGCAAACTACAAGAAGCTCAACACTTACCTTCCCTATCACTAATAGGCAAAATTGGTGAAAACGGATCGCCTTTCTTTATAGGATCCGACCTGTCTCTTAAAGCAGCAGCATCTGGTCGATTATATTTAGCTATTAATCATATTAATTGCATAGATGAATTACATTGTGGCCTATACTACGTTAATATTAAGCACGAAGTAAGTTTTGCAGATTGGCAACGTGCAGATGCCTCTTGGGTTGATTGCAGCCCATATCAGTATATAACTCTACCATCGATTTGTACTAATTTAATTCCGTAAATTTTGTGAGTAATAATTATGATACCTACTGAAGAATCGCTGAGATATTGTGATTACTCTGACAATGCATGCTTTAGTAAATTTGTCCCAATAGAATGTAATTGTGTTTTTACTGAAAGCGCCTTCAGAATACAGGGTCTGTCCTCTGGGTCTTCTTGGGTAGCATGTGCGGTTACTTATAATAGCGATCAACTTAATGATCCATATAAAAAATGCATAGGTGATGATTGTTTATTTCAGGTTATACGCGGTGCGAATTCCTTGTTATATCCCGGTTCTCCTATAGACGACTGGATCATCGGCGAGCAGGTATCTATAGTTGCTGAGTATGAGGGTGCTAGTTTAGATACTACAGCATATATTTGTGGTAAAACAACAAGAGTTGGAGCTTTGATAACCTATGATGTTTTAGTTTTGAGATGTTCCCCCATACCAACACCAACTTGCGATAAAACATATATACAAGTTATTATTCCGGGTAATGTCTTTAATGATAAAAATTATTCTAGAATATGTTTTAGGGTTGGCGGAACAGATTGTTGTGGTCCTGGATCGCCAAATCAGTACTCAAATACTGTGTGTAAGGCATTAGATCCTCCTGTTCTGCCCCCTCCCCCACAGCCTCCAGAAGCAGGCATAGGCTTTGATGATTATTGTATTATTTTTGCTGACGAGTCTTTATATCCATCAGCACCAAATATTTTTGGATATGTTAATCAATCCCCATATGGTACCCCTAATATATACTGGTATCAGGACATGGATGATTTTAAATTATTGGACAGCCTTAAAGCTATAGACGTAAATAAAATTTTAATATTTCATGTAAGATCTTTTATCAAACAACAATGTACTATTTTACCATTATATCCATATATTAATGTGCCAGACGGATACCAGATGCCAATACCAGATTCTAGAATAATACCATCGTCTAGAAATGTCCCCGCTTGTATAATAAATAATGAGCCATTGACTGGGAATTGGATAAACGAAAAAATAAAAGAAGCTTTTGGTGACATCAATCCCTCTTCTCAGGTTAATGTATTTGTCGATGATAGCCCTTCTCTCGGCTGGTCTTCGGTAAAAGATGGAGTATCAGAATATTTCACCATAGCTAAAAATAATGGATTGACAACAAGACGCATACTGTGCAATTCTGAAAGATGGATAAGATGGATAGTATCAACATTTAATAAGCAGCCTATATGTTCTTAAAGGAATTCTATTATGACCGATGACTATTCTTGTATCGACTTCCCAGATCCAGAACCTCCTCCACCGTGCGTTGCATACGAAGATATCAGTTCTTTTGTATTAAAAGTAAGCTATGATCCATCGGTATGTTCCGGTGGTCATAGGTGCAATAGAGCAAGATTTGATGTTTATATTAATTCCAACGAAGTTGGAGAAATTGATTTAAATAATGCATCAGATGGTGGATATAGAGAATCTAGAATAATATTACCCGCTGGCACAGCTTCGCAAGATGCTAAATATAAAATAGAACTCGTTGGCATCCCAAGCCCTGGCTCTGTACATAGAGGCATAGCCAAAATACAAATTATAGACCCTTCTACTGATGAAGTTATTTTTGAGCAATGCGCTCCTGATGATAAGGCTTTATTGATACCAATATGCTCATAAAAATTAATTACGACCTAAAACATTGGTGTAAATCAATATATCACATAAAAATTTAATAGGACCAAATATGGCTTTTCCAAAAGGTAGTAATACTGCCAATTTTAATAATTGTGCTAGATGGAATCTACAAAACGGTAATATTACCTCAGTAGGTACAAATGGTGGCACTAGTGCATACGGGACAAGAGATCAATCCGGAAATGTTTGGGAATGGAATGAAAATACCATAGAAAATCAAGGCAATTATAATAAAATTCTTAGAGGAGGAGCCTGGAACTCAACAACCACTTCGGTTTTATCTTCTAATTTTTCTATCAATAGTTCCGCTAGTACGAAATCATTTAATATAGGTTTTAGATTAGTACATTTATCAATTGGTTCTATTTTTGTTTTTTTTGTTGGTATAAACGACTCTGGTAATGAAGCCGACACAAACTCAAAAGGATCAGTATCTTATGATTATCACATCATGATACATCCTGTCACTAATCAAGAATATGTCGAATTTTTGAACAACACAGATCCTAGCGGCCAAAATCTGTATAATACATATTCTATAGATATGACAAATAATTTTAGAGGAGGTATTATTTATGTTCCTAGCAATCCTGTTGGATCAAAATATATAGTTAAAAATAATATGTCAAATAAGCCAGTAAATTATGTTGACTGGTTTTGTGCCGCAAGGATGGCGAATTGGCTTCATAATGATTTCGGAGATACAGAATCGGGCGCATATGATTTAACTAATGGCACTAATATATTGTCTATAACTAGAAACCCAAATGCTAAATATGCTATATCTTCAGAAAATGAATGGTATAAATCAGCATACTATAAAGCTGACGGATTAAATAGTGGATATTGGTTATATGCTACGCAATACGATACAGACCCATCATGCGTTATATCGAACATATTAGGTGATGGACCAGTAAATAATATTTTTCCTAGTCCCACCCCTACATTGACACCAAGCCTAACTCCAACTACTACTCCAACAAATACAGTAACTCCAACCTTATCTCCTACACAATCTTTGTCTGTTAGTCTTACTCCAACAACAACTCCGACCATAACAACCACACCTACAACTACTCCAACCCACACCCCAACTAGCAGCATCACACCAACACTAACCCCAACCCCAACAGTCACTACTACTGTTACTACAACCCCAACCTCAACAAGTACTCCCACAAATACAATAAGTCCAACAAAAACACCCACAAAAACTCCAACGCCAACAAGATCAGTAACTCCCACAGTAACACCAACAATAACCACAACCCCAAGTAACACACCCACCCCATCAATATTTACGGCGCCACAAGTAGATAATATTAATAACATGATTCTAGAATCGATGTTTAATATTAAAACATATCTTGGTAGTGATAAACTATCTTTACTTGAGCCTAAATGTGGAGATAAGGTTTTTCAGCCTGGAGAAAAACAATATCAACTATGGCACAATTTTATAGACAATATTTCTACTATATATAGTACAAAAAGTATAGATGATAATACTGCAATTTTTTGGGTATTACCATCTGGTAATGCATTTGTACCTAATCCATACAGCTCCTTATCTGAACTAGAACCTGGCGAATCCTATTATTTTATAACTCGTGAATACCCAGATAAAGATATACATATACCCAGATGCTTAGAGGCAGATCCAAAAATCCTTTGTGAAACCAACATATGTCCAAATATCAATATTTCTGGTATTAATTCTGATAATTTAATTATATCTACAGGATTAATGATCCCGTTCAATATATCACTATCCGGGCTTTTAGATAATTATTCTTACTCTTTTGAATCTGTGGACGCTTCTGCCCCGTGTTCAATCTATCCCTTATCTGGAATAATCACAAATAGACATGACCAAACATCAGAAATCGCTGGGGTTATAGAATTTGGTTTTGATGATGTGTTTATTCAACAAGCTAATCTATCAAAGCTTATCAGTAATGATAAAAATATTTATTCTGTTATTAAGCTGTCTCTTAATAGCAACAAAGAATTAGATAATAATTCATGTAATTACGCAGAAAGGGCCGTATGGGGTGGTAATGCTGGATTAACAACAATCGGCCTTAATGGAAGGCCATCAAAATATGGTATCTATGATATGGCCGGTCAGTTATACGAATGGACAGATACTAGCCCAGACAATAAACCTAATCATAAAATTTTACGTGGTGGTAGCTGGCTAGATAGCGATAGTCTTGCTCTTAGTAAGCACATATTTAAAAACCATGATATTTTTTCTGTTTTTGACGACGGAGGATTTGGTCTAAGAATTGCTTCATATGAAAATCCAGACAATTATAATAATTTTATTATAATAGAAAACGAAGGAAATATTAACGACCCAAGCCCAGAAAGTTGTAATCTTGGTAGCGTATACTATAGTTATTATATACAACAAAATTTATTAACTAATCAAGAATACTGCGACTATTTAAATACTGTTGATCCTCTGGGTGAAAATAATCTTGATTTGTATGATTACAGAATGGCGAACCATCATACAGGAGGCATAGCCTTAGATTCATGCAAAAACTTTGGAGAAAGATATGTAATTAAACCGTTAATGAGCAATAAACCTGCTAATTTTATCTCCTGGATTAGAGCCGCAAAATACTGCAATTGGTTACACAATAATAAAGGATGGGATATATATGAAAATGTACCAAATAATTCTATAGCTCAAGATTGGGTTGATTCCAATATAGACTTACATCCCGACTCTATTGTTGAGATACAAGCGTCTGGGACAATTAAGTTTACAGATGTTACTGATATAAACCAATGGACAGGACCAGAGGGTGTTAATTTAGGAGAACTCGCTTCCGCAACTTGTGGCTTTGATGTTCCTCAAGCAGTAAGTATACCAGTGGCTGCTTTGGTTGGAAAAATAGGAGATAATGGAACTATTTTTGAAATAGGTACTGGCGGTAGGTATAACCCAGAAATTTCTGGACGACTATACCTAGGCATAAACGATGTCAGATGTACTGAAGATAACTTCGGGTCTTTTGACGTTAATATTAGAGTATACGATCCTGCTACTATCAATGATAAACTACTAGTCGGAGCATATGATTTACGCAATATAATATTTGATAACCAAATATACAGAAATTTTGATGCAAAATATTTTATTCCATCTCACAACGAATGGTACAAGGCGGCATTTTATGATTCAGAACTAGCCGCCTATTGGACATATCCCACCCAATCCCATGATGCTCCACAGCCTGTTTTATCTGATTCTTCGGGAAATGCTAAAAATATCCAAACTTTATGTCCAGAAAAAGTTGATCATATCTTTACTGTACAGTGCGACTCATGCCATGACGCTAAAGAACAGTACAATAAATGCCCTAAAATATTATCTATGACTAATAATATTGATTTGTCTCAATTTGAGGGTGATCATGCTGTGGTTGATGTTGTGGTAACTGGACTATCTAAAAATACATCATATTCGTATTTCTTTGATTCCACCGACAGTAATTGGCCAGCTCATATATCCGATAAAGATAATGTGTTCATTGCAAATGGCGATACTCATACAATATCATCCACCTTTACATTTGTCAATGATAAAAACACTAATTTTAATCTACCACCAGTTTCTGAAAAAACTAAAGATTTTAGTAAAATCTATAATATATTACGTTTCAATATAGCAAAAGCATCTCAACCAAATTGTGGTATTGCTTGGTCTGAGTCTTTATTAAAATGCAACAAATGCTATTCCAAGGAATTTGTAACAGATGTAGAGTTTGTTGCTCCTTCTAATCGTCAAATAGAAGTTTCTGGAAATGGATGTAAACAATATATACCAATTATGGTAGATATTAAAAATTATTTACCAGATAGTTATATAGATGACTTGTCTAGTACTAATAATATTTCTAAAGAAAAGTACTATTTTAGATTTGGTAGTGATTCTAGCAATGTTTCATTTTATCCTGCTGGCGGCCACGTTTATGTGGCAAATAATGCTAGATTAACATCTTTAGCCCTCCTGAATGGTAATGTAAATGTTAATGCTTTTATTAGATTAACTAGAGAATCAACCGGCGCCACAAGCACAGACTACATTGCATTAAAGTGTGCAGCACAATGCACCCCAACTCCTTCTCCAACTCCCGTTAGTACAAGAACTCCTACGCCCACGCCAACAATAACTAATAGTCCAACTACTACACCCACGACCACACCCACGGTTACGGTTAGCCAAACAGTTAGTCCAAGTATAACAGTATCGCCGACTGTAACAAGAACAGTAACGCCAACCAATAGCGTGAGCGCAACAGTAACACCAACACCATTGCCATCGAGATCTCCAACACCAACGCAAACCATGACTCCAACACTAACGCCAACACACAGCATGACGCCCACTCCAAGCGTTAGCGTTAGCGTTAGCGCAACAGCAACACCAACACAAACCATCAGTCCTACTGTTAGTCCAAGCGTTAGTGTTTCTCCAATACCACCTGACTCAGTAATAAGCCCCTTAATTATAGATTATGGCCATAATTATTCTACCCTAATTAATTCTAGTACGATGGCTATAACGATTACTATAGACGCGTCGGAGCCCAGCTGGTACTTAGTAGAGGGCGGAACTCAGCAGGATGGGGTAGTTGGAACAGTATTCTTTGATGGCAAACATAGGCTAGTTATTAACTTTACCGACAGAAGACCTAGTGTGGTTACTGCAAGGAATAAAACTGGATCTATTAAAATTACTCCAATTAATCATACTAATACTACGGATGTAGTCATTGCTGATAGCTTTACCTCTACTCCCACATCGAGTGTAGCAGGCGGTGTTACGGGAATATCTTCTTGGATAAGTTCGCTTAAGAGAATAACTTTAGACTCTTTACCACTCCTCAATTCTGTTCCAGATTATATTCCAAAGGCCGAACACATACAACTACCATTATGTACTACTTTCAATGACCCTAATGTTATGAGCTGGGACACATCGAGCATAAATGATATGAATAACATGTTTCGAGGATGTGTAAGATTTAATATTCCGTTATCCCTGTGGGATACCAGCAATGTTACAAATATGTCGAGGATGTTTCAAGACGCTCGGGCATTTACCGGCGATACACTAGATTCTTGGAATACCGGTAAAGTTACAAACATGAGTTCTATGTTTGAGTCGGCTGTAAGCTTTAGAGGAAATATAAGCAATTGGGATACTTCTCAAGTTACAAATATGAATAGCATGTTTTATAATGCTGGTGCTTTCACAACAGATATCAATAATTGGAATGTTTCTAATGTTATAAGTATGCGAGATATGTTTAGGCTTACCGGATACACAACAAAATTATCTAGATGGAATGCTAGTAGTCTTAAGGATGCGGCAGACTTTAGTATTCTGGGAACAGACGATTGGATTCTCCCTGCTTTACTGAGCGATTTGTATTTACCGGGCAGTGACTTGGACAATCTGTTAATCAAATGGGATCAAAATAAATCATTATTCTCTACTTATTTCACAACACCCAGGCCAGCAAGTTCTGCGTTCGAGTACAATTATACTGCTAATACAAAAATTAGAGTGCGTACTAGTAGTCGTGGTACGATAATCGCAAGAACTATTCCTGGTGCGCAAGCATTAGTTAATCTTAGACAGGCGGGTTGGGATATTTAATTGGTGTATTACTTAAATAGCGAATATATTAAAATGAGCCATCTATTTAAAAGGGCAACAGAATACTATGACGCGTAAAGATGTAATAAAATTTAGAAGAGGTACCGCTGCTGAATGGGCCAATAGTGAGCCGCAACCCGGTGGTGAAGTTTTACGCTTAGGAGAGCCAGGATATGAAAAAGATACTGGTAAATTAAAAATTGGCGATGGAGTTACTGCTTGGAATAGCTTACCATATTTACAATCAGAAAATAATCAAGACGTTATATTGCAGCCAGAAGATGTTCAAGATGTTGTTGGCGCCAGCGGATTTTTAATACCCGGTAGCGGAATAAATATAGTTTATGATGACGATAATGATAATTTAACCATTAGTACCAGCGGCAATGCTGAATTTGATAAAATATCTTTTAACATAACAGCAGACCCTACAATAGAAACTGCTGAAATAGGTTGGGATGAAGCACAAGGCACATTGGATTTGGGTCTAGAAGGTGGGACTAAAATTCATGTTGGCGAACATAACTATTTTAGAATTCGCAATAATACTGGTTCCATTCTTAGAGCTGGTCAAGCAGTTTATGTCAGTGATGTTCATAATAACTCTCTCATAGAAGCTAGTTTGTACACTGCTGATGGAACTATAAGAGAAATACGCTTTATGGGATTAGTATTAACAGATATTGACATTAATCAAAAAGGTTATGCTATTAATTTTGGTCATGTTGAAAATTTAGATACCAGAGGCAACGGAGCAGTTAATGGCGATCAAAATTTATATGCGGCCGATGAACCAGCTTGGGTTGAAGGTGACATATTATATGTTCATCCAACAGTTCCTGGTAAATTAACAAAGGTTGAACCAAAACATAGCATCAGCGCTGCTATAGTATTATATGTTAGTCAAAATACTGGTCGCATTTTTGTAAGACCAACTAGTTATGGACATTTAGATGATAATCATGATGTAGATTTAGCCGGTTTACAAAACGATCATTTATTAGTATATAATTCTAACACAAACAATTGGGAACCTAGCTCGTATTTAACATATAGCACAGATAATAATACTCTTAGGCTAATAGCTGATGAAACCATAGGCAATTTTAGAATTAATCAATTCTATAACGCTGATATCGAACCAAGTAGATTAATTTTTAGAAGAGCACGAGGCACACAAGTTTTACCAGAAATAGCTAATAGTGGTGATGGTATATTTGCTGTACGAGGAGAAAGTTTAGATTATAACAAAAACGTGACTATTCTTGGCGGTTTAAGAATGGAGATTGTTGATGAGGCATCCTCAACTTCTTTAAATCCTAGTGCTAGAATTTATTTGCGCACCAGTAGTGGTGGAGATAATCTTTTAGATAAAACGGTATATTTAAATCCAGACGGTACTCTACTAAATACTGGAACGATTCAAGGCCGAAATTTTTATCAACAAACATCAGAAGACAATACATTAAATGGTAGTTTAACTGTAAATAATGGACTAAGTGCGCCTACTCTGATATATGCTCCATCCATTGGTACAATACCAGGCCCATCAGTAAATTTTGGTATATCGTATGCTATAGATAGACAGATTCAAGTTTTTGCAAATTGGCAAAATACAGTTACTAACATTAATTTTATAGAAGGATCAAATTGGCCTAGTGCTAAGAGTGTTGATGTGTTATTAGAATTGACGTTTACCAACCCTATTAATGTAATTTGGAGTATTGTTGATGATTGGTACAATCCCCCACCAAATTTTGTTGCTGGAAAATACTTAGTCTTGTTAAGAAGTATTAATGGTACTATTCAAGGCCACTATATAGGCGAAAAAACTAACTAAGGAAATATAAATGTTTTACTATACAGAAAACGAATCATTATTACGCAGGGTGCCCAAGAATTTCTTTAATCCTGATGGTGTACTAATGATCAATTTTGATCAAAATAACGCAGAAATTTTATCTGATTATGGATTTTATACTGTTAGAAATGACAATAGTGAAATACCCGAAAATTGCGAAAGAGAAGACGTAACAAAACGATCAATAGTATTAGACAAACCTTATGCTGATATTACTAGAGTATGGATAGAAAAACCAAAAGAGGATGACAATGTACTATAATACAAACAACCAAGACCTAACATCAAGCATACCCACAGTCTTGAAATTAAAAAATGGCACAGTAGTTACTGGCTCAATAAGTGATCCGGCAGTATTAGCAGATGCTGGTTATCTAACTGTTAGAAGTGACACTCCAGAACAACCAGAAAATACTGCGGAAGATGCCTCACAAAGAGTGGTTAATATTGACGGTAATTTTGTTGATATTATAAGAACTTGGGTTCCTATACAAAACGTTGTTGGTGTTCCTGAAACTATTAGCGCACGACAAGTGAGGTTGTGGCTTATAGAAAATGATATCAGTTTAACTAGCGTAGAAGCTGCTATCGATACCATAGTAAATGAAAAATTAAGAGCAAAAACACGAGTAGAATGGGAATACGCACCGTACATAGAAAGAAATCATCCTCTTATAGAAAGTTTAGCTCAATATTTAGGCTTAACCCCAGAACAAATTGACCAGGGTTTTATAGTAGCAAGTAAGCTATGAGTACTTTTGTAAAAAATAATAGTCTTTTAATAGGTTCGCAAATAAGGTTTAACTACGATACTACTAATTTAGTATTAGTCTACGATACTTCAAAAGAGCCTATAAACAATACCATATCTGTACCTCTTAATGGAACGGTTAACTGCGTCATAGACTGGGGCGACGGTTCAAGCGAGTCGCACACCACCACTGGATTTAAGACTCATACTTATGCTACTCCCGGAATTTATGTTGTGCAAATTAGTGGCACGATGACACAGCTAAATTACGGAACCGCAAATAGTACAACAAACAATAGATCTAAACTCGTAAGGTGTTTAAGTTTTGGAACTGTTGGATTAACCTCGCTCCTAAATGCATATGCAAACTGCATAAACCTTATTCAATGCCCAGCAAACTTGCCAACTAATAGTAACATTACTAGTCTTCAAGGAGCATTTAGTGGTTGTTCACAATTTAATGATGTTAATATTGTTTCGTGGAATACTTCCACTGTGACAAACATGGATTTCATGTTCTTCAACGCATACTCTTTCAACCAGCCCATCGGTTCTTGGAACACATCAGCCGTAACAAACATGGGCTTCATGTTCTTCAACTCATACTCTTTCAATCAACCTATCGGTTCTTGGAATACATCGGCCGTAACAAACATGAATGGTACGTTTGCCGGTTGCAGTGCCTTCAACCAGCCAATCGGTTCTTGGAATACATCTAAGGTGATTAATATGAGAGGCATGTTCCAGAATGCGTCCTCGTTCAACCAACCGATTAGCTCTTGGAACACAGCAAGCGTTACTACCTTGTTGCTTACTTTTAGCGGAGCAACTGCCTTTACTCAAGACATTTCCAGCTGGGACATTCGCAAGGTCACTACTATGGAGTCGATGTTTTTCAGCGACACTTGGGGAACATCAAACTACGACGCAGCCCTTATTGCTTGGTCTCAACTATTATCTCCTTCTAATGATGTGATTTGGGGAGTTGGAACAAATAAATATTCGTCTGCCGCAGCGTCAGCCAGAAATGTATTAAGTACTACCTATAATTGGAATATTACTGATGGTGGACAATTATAGTATCTATAAATTTGGTGTATTATACTAGTATACCGAAGGAGAATTATTATGGCCAATGATATTATGCGTCTAAACTCTGATAAGCCAATAAATGTTGAATATACTATTTGTTCAACGTTGCCTACCGGCTTTAGTAGTAAATTACTCAGGTTTGGATATTACTCTAATAATTTAACTATAGAAAATATTCAAAATAAATATGACAATCGTTTTGATGATCCGAGTTATTATCATGGTGGCGGCGGTGCTGATGGTGGTGATGTTGCATAGTAGCGAACCCATAAAAACATAATAGAAAAATTAAATATAATGGCTATTAATCCAATTACTATATTTTTACAAGAAGAAACATCAGAAGGTTTTTTTGTTGTCAGATGGCAACATCAACTGTACGTAGATCCTAGGAATAGAAATAATACAGAAAAACCGGAACAAATTTATTTAGAATATAGTTATAATAGTAATTTTTCTGGAAATACACAAAAAATAACTGTCTCGTATTACTCGGGACAACAATCTGTTAGAATACCGCTCGGTTCTGTTATTTATTTGAGGGCTGTTCTAGTAACATCAAAAAATGGAAATCTACCATACGATACTCCTACCGTATCCAACGTGCTCGTTCTGGACGCAAGATCCGCCCCAACCCCACCACAAAATGTTACGGCGATTCTTTTAAACAACAATACTATACAAATAGATTGGACTTTATCCGAAAATAACGGTGGGTCTAACATAGTTAGACACCATATACAATATTCATATAATGGTGGAGACATTTGGTTCTCTAAGCCCGTACCATATACCTCTGTTCTTTTACGTCCAACAAGATACATATTTGATAATCTTGACACAAATAACAGCTATATATTTAGGGTACTAGCTGAAAATGCCGACGGATCAATTAGCCCAACCAGCAACGTAACCAGACCTATAGTTTTACTACCAGACTTAAAAAATATCTTATTTGATAAAACTTCTTGGGAGCACAACAGTAATATACCGGATAGTCTAAAGTCGCTGCTAACCTTTGCTGCAGAAGAGTGGGAAAAACACATTAAAATGGACGAAACGATTGCGATACAAATTAATAAAATATATGATAGCTTTAAAGGAATATTTCTTAGCAATCTTGAAATAATTCAACAGCCTCCAGAAAACGGCTCCTCTGTTTTGGCACAATGCTATGTGACAGATGCTGTGTCTATAGGCGAAGATATGTCTCCACAAGCTAACTCAATATCCTTTGCTCTAATAATTAATACTCATCCAGACGTTATCAGCACCACAAACGATAACACATGGAAATCTGTTTTTGTGCATGAACTAGGGCATGCCTTAGGTTTTGGGCCGTTTTGGAGCGATTATGCTATTTCTAAATTGAAAAAACGCCCAATTATAACAAATCATGGACAACTAGCTGGGAGATATCAGCTTAAGGGCACATTTCGTGGAAATTTTTATGTTAAAGCCCAAGACGAATATAATAAATTATTCAAATTTCAAGCAAAAAGAAAAAATATGCCATTAATGTGGCAGAATGAATTTGACGAAATTAATAGAATATCTCACTGGGCCTATGAAAGAAATCCGCTCAGTAGACACACTCTACTTCACCCACCACTACCACAAGATATTATGAGCTACGGTAGCTTTGCTGGCGTGGCGATTTCTACAGCACAAATAACACCTGTAACTATCGGCATTATGTTAGACTTAGGGTACGTACCTGCTGATAATAGCCCAAACACATCAAGCTTTATTCTACAAGCTCAAACATCATCGCAGGTGGGATACAGCACACCCCTTAGCCCACTACCTCAAAATTTTAATATAGGCAGATGTATTGATTCAAACAAACAAAATAATGCAAAATCTTCAATAAGAATCACACTAAATGAATCAGGACGAGTTTCTTCAACAATAGTTAATTTGGACGAGGATATTCCAGTAGTGAGTCCTACAGTAACTCCCACCCCAACAATAACTCCGTCGCCCAACGCTCAATCGCCAAGCGTCACACCGACAATAAGTCCGTCGCCCAACGCTCAATCGCCAAGCGTCACACCGACAATAAGTCCGTCGCCCAACGCTCAATCGCCAAGCGTCACACCGACAATAACTCCGTCGCCCACATAAATGTAAAAATTAATTAGATAAAGCCTTAAAAAGCCTTGCTTCTTATGGGAGACTCAAAATATGAAAATAAAAGCTGGTTATCGAACTAGTGAATTTTGGTTTACTTTAGTAAGTTTTATATTTAGTGGTTTATATTTAACCGGTATATTAAAAGAAAATGATCAAAAAGAAGAACTAATAACAATAGTATCTCATGCTGTAGAAAGCGTAATATTAATTAGCGGACAAGTATTCATATTAGCAAGATATATTAGAGGCAGAAACGAAGTTAAAAAAATTGCTGAAATAGAAATTAAAAAAGAGGAGACGACAAAAGATGACGCCCAAAGAACTAATAATAGCCGAAGCAGAAAAAGTACACCAACAACTAAAAGAAAGCCTGCAAAGCGTAAAAAAAATAGCACTAAACGAAGCGTGGAGAAGTCTACAGCTCGTAACCGCAAGCACAGTACAGATAATTGAATCAACCGCTAAAACTCTAGAGGGTAAAGATAAAAAAGATATTGCAATTGAATATATTAATAATTTCTACGATAAGGCTTTTTTAATTATAGATATTCCCTTTGTGCCGTCTGTGGTTGAGCCTATTATACATGGGTATATCAAAAAAATTCTCATGATTATGGTTTCGGCCTCAATTGATGCTACTGTTACTATTTTCAGAGAAACAGGCATTTTTTTAAAGAAAGGAACAGCCTAAATGTTAGACTATGCTCAAAGTTTTGAAGAATTTTCTTCTTCGTTAAAGCCTATAGATTTGGCTCTTTATGGTGGTGCAGGACTTATTCTATGGGTCCTATTCAAAGACAGACTCAGTCCTGTACAAAAAATATTGCAAGACCTAGTCAATAAAGCAAAGAGTCTTACGACCAAGACTGATGCTGTAGAAATTCCGAAACCAACCCTAGTAGCACCAGAAAGCAATGATATATTTTTTGAGCTAGTAGCATCTTGGAAGCAGACTCGTGATTTGGCAGTAAAAAGCGGATGCGATGAAGCAGTAAAAGTTGCTGATCAAATGTTTCCATATTTAAGTCCAACAGTTTGTGGCGAGGAAAACAAATGAATAACAAAGTATTACTAACAATAGGCGTAGCATTATTACTATTAGGTTTATTTAGACCAAATATAAACTTACCAATAAATAATCCTAATCCAGTTGATAATATTGTCGTTGTGACTCCTCCTTCTGATGAGGGGCTTAAAAAAACCTGCCAGTTGGTAATAGACGTGCTAAAATCTGGATCTTCTGATAGAAAAAAAGATGGTAAAAGATTATCAGAGCTATATTCTGATTTAGCGGTGTTAATCAGGTTAGATGGCGAAAATGAGGTTGTCAAAACCACAGAAGAAATTAGACAAGCCAACTCTTTAGCTGGCTTGATGTTGCAAATGAATATAAAAGATAAATATGATGGCTTATCTGAAGGAACAAACGCCGTAATTGTTAGCGAGATCGGTAATGATATTATTCCATTAGATGACGACCTAAGAGACAAAGCAGTAAAAGCTTTTATGGCTTTATCGTGGGCTTGTCTAGAAGGAAGCAAATAATATGCCAAGATTTTCTCCAAATGATTTATATAATAATTATCGTAAGGGTTTCTCAGGCTGTCTTTGGGAACAACATATATTTGATGAGCTATTAGAAAGCTCAAAATATGCTTACTTTACCGATGGTGCTAAAAGAATCAAAAATAGTGGCAAGGGTAAACTTAGCACACCATACAAAAGTGTATTGAAGTTTGATAAGAATCCTTATAATGAAAGACAGACCACAGGCGATTGTGTCAGTCATGCAACACGCAATGCTTGTGATGTATCCAGAGCAGTAGAAATAGATATACATAGAGATAGAGAAGCTTGGTTAGCAAGAGGAGCAACAGAAGCTATTTATGGAGCAAGGGGGCACGGTGGTCAAGGAATGAGTTGCTCTAGAGCGGCCACATTTGTAAGTCAAAGTGGTGGAATTTTAGTCAGAAAAAATTATAAAGGCGTTGTTGATCTTAGTAAATATAACGGTAATCTAGGTGCTAGCTGGGGATCTAGGGGTTTACCCGATCCTGTTATAGATGTTGCCAACGATCATCAAATCAAAACAGTAAGTTTAATTAGAACAATTGAAGAAGCACGAGATGCCTTAGCTAATGGCTATGGCTTATCTGTGTGCTCTAGTTATGGATTTAGTAATAAACGAGATAGTAAAGGTTTTGCAAGAGTCAGCGGCAGTTGGGCTCACGCAATGGCTTGGATAGCTTGTGATGATACTGGTAACGAACCAGCGTTTTTAGTACAGAATAGTTGGGGCAAGTGGAATGATGGAGGTCATCCAGAATGGGGTAAAATACCCGATGGTTCATTTTTAATCCATGCGGACACAGCAGCAGGGATGCTTAAACAGAACGGTGCTTATGCATTTAGTCAGTTTGACGGTTTTCCTGTTCAAAAGCTTCCTTCTTATGGTTTTGAGAATTATTTATGAAAATCTTAGACAAAATAGCTCTTAATAGATTAATTAGTATTATAGCTAGTTTTATATTGGGCGTATTAAAAATTATAGCGCCTAACAGCGTAGAAGAAATAAATACGCCTAAGCCCAGAAGAAAAATTTTTCCATGGAGAAAAACAGATGAATAAAACATTTTGCGTTGCATTAATTGGATCTATATTATTAGCATCAAACTACGGATATGAAGGATCGACAACGAGCGCTGTTGCCCTTGTCGGAGGAATAATTAAGGCGAAACATATTGATAAAGAAAAAAAATATCCTAGAAAAAATTGTCCAGTATGTAAAGGAACAGGCAAATACCTAAGTGGTGATGGTATTAAAATGGTTGATTGTGGGTACTGTGAGCCAGAAAATAAAACAGATACTGGTAAACCAGAAGCCATATCATATAAAAAAGAAAACAAGTGCAATAATCCAAACTGTAAATGTAAAGATTGTAAATGCAAAAATTGCGGATGTGTACCATCTGTGGAGAAAAAACTATGAAAAAAAATATGGCTTTAGAAAAAATTGCTAAAAAAGTTATATCTAATATGAATCTCGAAAAAGATAAGGAATACGGTATAGATCCTATAACAATAATCATTGTTATTGGTGTGATACTGAGTCTAATCAGAGTTATACAAGAATGCAAAAAAAATAGAAAACTACTAAAAGATAAAACTGAGGCTGCCTCTTTAATGAAAAAAGATATTCAAGAAGTGGTTCTAAAAGATTCTTGGCTAAATAGACTCAGGCTACAAAGAATTATGAAGCAAAATATGTCAAAAGATCAGTATAAATCTTATGGCAAAGCTCTACAAAACAGCATAATGGAAACTGGTATAAACCTCACGGATGATGAAGTGTATACTTTAATGGAGGCAGCAAATAATGATTAATTTACTAACATGGTGTGTATATGGTTTATTTGTTGGCAGTATAGCCAAAACCATAGTGCCTGGAGAAGAAAATTTTGGATTTGTTAAGACTGTGGCATTAGGTGTTGCCGGTTCTTATATGGGTGGTGCGATACTCTATTTAATAGGTAGATATGACTCACTATCGCCTGCCGGTGTTTTTGCTGGGGTTATGGGGGCGATAGTTTCTCTCGTACTTTACAATAAAATAGCAGTTGGCCTTAAATAGATAAAAAATATTATAGTTCTGGATTATGCGTACCAATAAGACAGCTGTATGTCTGTACTTGTATCATACAGACTTATGGAACGAATTTAAGTCCTTATTACTACCTGTCGCAGATAATATAAAGCTATACCTAGGGCTGTGCGAAAGTAGTGATACGTACGCAATAGTGAATGACCTAAGTCAATTTGACCACAAACTATCTTTTCATGAAAATCGTGGCGTCGATGTTGCTCCATTCTTACAGCAGTTGTCGCATGTGCAAGAGGATGTGTTTGTAAAAATTCACTCAAAAAAAAGCCAATGGGGATTTAAGTTTCATATCAATTGGAGAGAAATTTTATTAAACGATCTGATTGGATCAGAACAAATTTTTGAGAGAAATCTAAAAACGCTGACTAGATACAAAAATAATGCTGTCTTATGCAACAAGACCATGCTGCTCAATAATAGAGAATTCTATAATTCAAAAAATATACGAGTGATATGTGACATACTCAACATCGATTACGAATCTGTGAAAAATTCTGACTTTGTTGCTGGTAATATGTTTATGGCTAAAACTTCACTATATAAAAAATACTTTAATAATAAAAATACCAAAATGATTCTTTCATTATTATCTGATGAAAGAGGAAAAGTTAGCGACTATCAAGCTGGTACATTTTCTCACAGCATGGAGAGGATATTTGGCTATATAGTCAAATATGATAATCTAAACTTTTGCCACCCCAAGCATAAAGCTATAAAAATATTAAATAATAATGCTCCTAATAAAAAATTTTTTAACCTAATTATTACCCATAATAGCTACTGCTATCTTTTAGAAGAGCCTAATATATATGGTAGATTTATTAAACATAACGACCATTACACTATAGAGTGGTATCATCTCGAATCCAAAACTATTGCCACATACCGAAAAATTAACTATAATACTATTATTAGAGATTCTTTGATCGACTAGGAAAATTTTATGATTTGGGAATCAACGCCGGAAATTAGACGATTCACATCAAAGCTAATGCATTTGATACCAGAAAACTTTGACCATAAAGCATATATTGATTTAAATCCAGACCTTTCTTTGGCGCATATAGATGATTATCAAAAGGCTATAGAGCACTATATTCTATTTGGACGCAAAGAGAATCGCGTTTTCAAATATTACACAGCAAACAAACCCACCCCGTCACACTCTTGCGAACAATGGCCGTCTAAAAATACCAATAATATAATGGTTTTCTCTCCATTGGCACCAGATTATGATCTAAGTAGCGGAGGCAATAGATTATATGAAATATTAAAAATCTTAACTAAAGATCTAAATCAAAATGTTTACTTTTTTTGTAATAATCCGATATCTAAAAAATATATAGAATCACTTCAAAAGCTTAATATAAAAGTCTACTATCCAGATATAGATAATAATATTTATATGGATATTTATTTACAAGATTTATATAATAATAATATAACTTTTGACGCAGCTATTTTCTGTTGGTACGACATAGCAGCGCAATATATGGATATAGTTAAAAAAATTTATCCAAGCACTAAAATTATTGTTGATAGTGTTGATGTGCATTGGATTAGAGAGCAGAGAGGCTACGACACCGGAAATCTCGACATTAGTACACAAGCACTATCTATTAGAAAAAACACAGAAAAAAACGTATATCTATCCGCTGATGTGGTTTTTGCAATTACAAACGAAGACAAAAAACATATTGAGCAAGAGTTAGGATATAGCACAAACATAAAGATTCTTAGTAACATACATTATGCAAAAAACATCAAGTCAAAACTTGGAAATGATATATTTTTTCTTGGCAATTATGCTCACGGTCCTAACAAGGAAGGTGCGCTCAACTCCATAAAAGTATTTAGAACATTCAAGATGTCGCCTGTATATAAAAAATTAAAACATAAGCCTAAATTATATATAGCAGGACCCAACATTTGCAATAAAATTATCTCTCAGGCGAGACAAGATAAGGATATAGTTATCACCGGCAAAATAGATAATATCGAAGATCTATATAAAAAAAGTTGCTTATGTCTCGCTCCTCTATATTGGGGCGCCGGTATTAAGGGTAAAATATGCGATAGTGGTATGTCTGGTATCCCTATTTTAACGACCACCATAGGTAACGAAGGCATTAATTTTACCAATCGGTCAAATGCATTGATAGCAAATTCTGATGAAGAATTCGTTCAACAATTAGAATACTTTTTTTCTTTAAATAGCAAAGACAAAATCAAACTAGGAAAACTTGGTAGAAGCCAATTACAAAAAATCGTAGACCATCAGGCTGCAAAAACCACACTAGAATCAACACTTTTTTCTAAACACATAGCAATTAGTATAGTCGCCTACAAGCAAACAGATAAATTGGAAAAATGCCTGAGCAGCATATTATCTAAGACTAAATATTCTAATTATACTATAGCAATAACTGATAATAGTAATAATAC